TTATTCTTCAAGTCCTACCTGAGACATTTCTGTTAACTGATTATTTTCAAAAACGAGAGAAATATTAGCTCCGCTTGTATCTGTCTTTAAGCCACTAACCCAAATCGCTTGCAAAGTTTGATGATCACTAGATGACGCTTGGCTATAATTATCAGGTTCTGTTAAGATCTTTTTAACGTCTTCATAAGACATTCCTTTTTGTAATTGTTGGTATTCCTTTTGCGATAAGCCTAACTCTCTTGCAAAGGTAAAATTAGAGATGGTTTTAACAATACTACTATTTTGATAAAGATTAACAGTGAGAGTAACTTGATCAAACTGCCAAGTATAAGCGTCGATTGTTACTTCGCCTGCTGTTTTTGGATCATGTTGGCTAGGCTCTCCAAAGAGTGAAATAAGTTCTTCAAGGCTTGTCCCTCCTGTAAATGAGGAATCAACAGTCGCAAGTTTAATTTTTTCAAAGTTAGCGCGTTTATCTTGATGAGCGGCTTGGTGTAGTCGGGGAGTAATGATTTCTGAATCAGACGGTTGAGGCTCTTTATCTTTCGTTGTTGAACAAGCTACCAAAAAGCTAGTAAAAAAAGAGATGAGAAGAAGTGTTAGTAAGTGTTTTTTTGTCATATGTTATTTCCTAAACTATTTTTGCTGTATTATATCATAAATTATAAACAAGATATAGCTATGATTCCCCATAGCGCATGCGCTATGGGGAATTTAGTACTATTTTGATTCTTTTTTTTAGATATTCATGAAAAAAATGGACAAAAACTCTGATATGACAAGGTTTTGAGTGGTATTGATGGAGTATCGGTAAGCGTGATGGTATGGCTATAGGGATAACGGAAACTCATGAACAAGACAAAAAGAAAAAACCTTGATGTAACAAGGTTTTAGTAAGTTATGATTACTTACGGTAAGCATTGATGGAGCCGGTGGGAGTTACTTGGATGTTGTTAAATTAACGTTTGTTGAGAATTAGTTGTCAATCTAGTTGCTTGTTAGTAACAAATTGATTGAATTTAGTTCCAATGTCATCAATTGCCGATTGCGTGATGTGAGTATATACGTTCATAGTTGTCTGTAAATCTCCATGCCCTAACCTATGTTGCACCTGTTTCAAGGATAGACCTGATTCGAAAAGTAAGCTTGCATGAGTGTGCCTGAAACCATGAATTGTGATTTGTGGTAAGTCTGTCCCTTTGATAATTTGCAATAGCCATTTTCGTGGTAAACTTGGCGTCATAATTCCACCTGATTCAGATTGGAACATAAGAGTAGAAGTAGGAAAAGTTTCATGAAGTTCTAGTAAAATTTCCAAAGTTTCATCATCTAAGCTGATTAATCTATCGCTCGATTTTGTCTTCGTAACATCTATTTCTAGTCCAACTTGAGTACGTGTGACAGCTTTATTAATTGATAGAGTATTACCATTCAAATCATCCCAAGTTAGTGCCAGAAGCTCCCCTTTTCGTATTCCAGTAAATGCTAATAATCTAAACAAGGCTATTTTTTCAATGTTGTCAGTTTTTTCAACTAGTTCAAGGAATTGTTTAAGTTGATCAAGTGTATAAAAATTATTATTCATTTTTCTTTTCCTTTTTATTTTTGGAGGTGTAATTGGCAAAGCTGGATTGTTATTGATATATCCGTATCTAACAGCTAGATTTAAGATATTCCTAACAAGCCCAAGAATTTTTCCTCCATATTTTAAATCGTTGCACCATTCTTCAGTAAGCCGCTGGATAAGTAGTGGATTGATGTCTCCAATCTTCACTTTATCAAGTTTTGGCAAAATATGTTTATTAATATTTCTTTCTGTTTTTAAGTAGGTACTGCCCTGAACGGTTTTTTCATATTCCTTTAGCCATTGATCTGTCAATGCTCCAAATGTCATACTTGATTTAGGTTTATCAAGTTCAGCTTGTAAACTAATTAAGGTTTCCCTTGCAGCCTGCTTAGTTTTGAAACCTTCTCGCCTAATATATTTTCTCTTTCCATTAACATAACCGGCATACAAAAGAAATTTATAAGCAGTTTCACCATTTTCCTTTTTATATGATTTAATTTTCATTGCATACCATCTTTCAATTTGATAAAATAGGTACAAGAAAACGACCTTTTTAATGGTTGTTTCTTACACTGTCTTGCCTCACGCTCAGAGTCGCCAAACTTTGAGAGCGTGGGGCTTTTTTATTTTTCTAAAACAAAAAAGAGCGCTTATTCGAAAACAGGCGCTCACAGTGGAGTTGGACACTCCAAAATAATGTTTCAGTGGTAGCGAGGCTACCAAGATTACACCTTAATTCTAACATAGTGATATTTAATTGTCAAGTTTTCCCCACTGGCCAGATAATAACTGCCTTGCGAGAGCTTTATCAATGTTGTCCATGATTTCTTTAGACAATGTTATTTTTCCGACAGGGTCAAGATCGTTAATTGGTTTAGCGATTTTTAGTTTACTGACAGAAGTGATTGAGTCCAGCTTGGCGTAGGACACCTTGTCATAATTTGCATATCTTTTTTTGAGGAAGTTAATTTTGTCTAAGTCTGATTGTATCCATTTTCGGACGGTAATGTTTGCTACGGGCACATGAATCCCTTTAGGGTCATGCCTATTGTAATATTTCATCCATATATCATGATATTTATTTTCTTTTTTAATCTGAAAAAACGCTGGGGGAACTGGTAACGAGTGGTGTATCCGTTCTACTTCAGTTGTTAGGTTTAGCACATTTTGAACTGTTTGAACTGTTTTTTCGGCATCATCCATTATGCTCGTAAAAATCTCTTTGTTAATTGACAGACTCTCTTTAGAGTTTTTTGATGTTAGCGGTAAGATAGTTAGCTTTCCGTTATTGGGATGATCTTTTTTATTCAGCACAATCCCAAAGTGCGAATCGGAAAATTCATTGCCGATATTTACTCCAAAATGAATAAAGACGATAGTTCCTCGTTTGTATCTCTGATATTTTTGAGATTTAATTAAGTTTTCTGTTTTAAAAATTTTAGCGCGCTCGAGTTCTTGTCTTGATAATTTGTAAAATTTGGGATTTTTCGGATTATCAGAGATATTCAACAGAATTTTCTTGCTACGGCTTAAATTTTGTTTATTCAATGCTTTACTATCCATTTCTGCTCCTGCCTATCTCTCCCTATAACTCCCCATAACTTCACCAATAATCCTAAAATCACTATCTCTATCTATCGGTATATCTTCATACTTGCTATTTAAACTGTGCAGAAATGCCCCCTCGTCATTTATAAGTAGCTGTTTGATATAAGCGTCACCATAGTATTCAAAGACGCCTATATCGCCATCTGTAAGCTCTACGGATAGCTTAACAAATACATAATCCCCAGAGTGATACTTCGGTTCCATGGAATCACCATAAACAGGGATAACAAAGTCTGCGTCATAATCGACTGGTAACTCAATTTTTTCTACTTGTACATCATTTAGATACTGACCTGTACCAGCTGAAGCTGCGTGGTCGTAGTAGTTGTAAGAAAATAATTCGGCAATAGTATCTTCGTTGTTTTTAATTTCTTTCTGTTGTTCCAATAAAGTCTCAGCTGTATCTAAAACAATTATCTGTCTACTGTGTTCTAATTGAGAAGAAGTAGAGTTTATTTTTTGTAGGGTAGATGGGATGAGTTCAACTTGGGGGTTTGTGGGAGAAGAGGAATAGTCAAAAAGCTGTTGTGGCTCTATTTTCAGTGCTTTAGCATATTTTCGAATATCTACTTCGTCAAGTTGTCTATTACCATTTTCGTGATTAGAAATTGTATTTTGTTTAAATCCAGTTAGTTTTGCTAACTCTTTTTGGGTCATTTTTTTGGATTTTCGAATTTCTTTGATAGAATTTCCGAGAATATTCATAATATTTTTCCTTTCTCTACTATAAATATAACATCAAGAAACAAAAAAGTAAATAAAAAAATCTCAAAAAGAGATAAAAAATAGTTGACAAAATATCTCGTTTTGAGATATACTATAATCAAGCTTAAGGGATTAAGCAAAACGAAAGGAGGTGGCATTCGTGAAGAAATACATTGCAATTGAGCTTGAAAATACAAAGGAGTTTGAAGAACTTTATGACGATTATTTAAAAAAAGCTTCTGAACTACGAGAAGCAGTCCAAAAGCTTGAACAATTCCAATTTACTGGAATTTTAAATAACAATTAATCAATAGCTATTAACTTAAATGAATCGTTTTCTGAAAATTGATAGCAACTGAAGTGCTTATTAAGCGTCAAGTCATGAACGTTGTAAGCAAAATTGTTTGTCTTAAAATCTGGGTATTTTCCCTTAAGGTTCTTTAAATCGACTTGCGTAAGTGTCTTGAAAATTAACTTTTTAGCCATATCTGTGTTATCGATATTTCTTAAGGTAACAGATTGGTGTTCGTTAATTTTAGTTGCTTCAAATAAATCACTGACTTCACGCAAAGATTTATAATCAACTGAAACTTCAATATTTCCTAAGTTATTCTCAATAAAGTCATATCTATCATACTTCGTTTCATAAGTATCAAAGGTAAACATATTGCCATTTACTTCAAAGAATAACTTACTATCATCCAGTTCGGTTTGCATAGAACTGTCTAATCTAGTTTTTAAGTACACAAAGCAAGCTTCCAATAATCGAACTTGATTTAAATCCATCACATTCACCTCCTTTCTGCCCATATTATAGCAGATTGGAGGAACTAAAAACAGATAGAAAGGAGGTGGGGGAATGACGAAAAAACAACGTTTAAAACAGGAACATCTCAAACCTAAAAAGCGTTTAAGAGAAGAACGTTTAAAACGTGAGTACACAAAAATGTATATGGCTGATTTAATTGGTTTAAAAAATAGAAAAGGTTACTCTGAGAAAGAAGATGGTTTACAGCCTTTTAAAGATTATGAAATGGCTATCATTTCTCAAAAATTTAATGTTTCAGAGAGTGAATTATTTTTTTAAACAAAAATATCTCAAAACGAGATAAAGTGTACAACACTAGAAAGGATAAAAGAAAAATGCTACTAACGGCAGCACTTATCTTAATTTTATTAACGAATATCGCTATCTTAACTATTATTGTCAAAATGGGGAAAGAATAACTGATATTTTCGGAATTGATGAATACGCTTATCAGTTGTGATTTTGATTTTAACTGGCTTTTCATCTAAATAGTAAGAGAAATTTTCTCGACTAGATGGATATACTTCAGTATCTGACTTAAATGGCGATGACTCCCATTGGTAATCTAATGGCATATAATAATTCGGCATTGACAATCCATAATAATCATCAGCTTCATTCTGCATGTCAGCTTCGTATTTTTGAAAGGGATTGAAGCCATTATCGCTTATTAGTTTTCCATCTTTGTTGTAAAGTTCAATTTTTTTAATAATGACTGAAACATTCGATAAGTTACTGATACTAAAATCATACATCCAATCGTAACCTTTATCTACTCTTGAAATGTAACAATCAGATAATTTTATCTTAACCATGTTGTAGTAGATAGAGTGAACAAGAGCAATCACAGCAACAATTAGCGCAATGACGCCGATAATTGTATTAAATAATTCCATTTTTATTCTTCCAATCGTTTTTATTTTAATTATACCAAAATAGAAAGGACACATATGAACGAAATAGAAAACAAACTAGAAGAACTTGAAGAAATGGTAATAAACATGGATGAAGTAGATGTAGTGATTCCATGGAAGATAGCAAAAAACCTGCTACAAAGAGCAGGTTACTTATCAGAAGAGGAACATCGCCTACTAAGTTGGAGACTCGGAAAATCAAAATATGCAGGCAAACGTTCCGAAAAAGTCCGCAATTTGCTAGAGGGACTTAGGAATAGTGGAAGTTCCGAGAATAGCTGATAATTTTAATTCTGTTGTTTGGTCATTGTGCATGAAAATGAGAGTTTCATTTTTGCGATTAGGCTCAATCCAATGATCAATAACAAAGTCTCCGACAAGACTATGTAAAATAACAGTTTCAAAATCATCAATACTATTCAATAGAGGAGTTAATTCTTCTAAATTCATTTAGTTACCCTCCTTCCTAATAGGATAACTACATTATACAACAGAAAGGAAGCACATGAGACCAAAACGATATCCGTATAGCGGAGAGAAAAAGCAACCTGATAAACAGATTGCTAAATTAAAACAAGATATTTACCTGTTAAAGAGTGATATGGATGAAATAACCAGAAAGTTATCTAACTACTAAATATCCGTCATTCGTATCTTCGGTTGTATATCCGGCTTTTGCTAACTCTGAGATAATTTCAGATTTAGTCATCTGATACTGATTTAAGTTGATAACATCAGAATCTTTTATCGGGTCAGAGAATACAGCTTGTAGGCGTTTATCAAGATCTTCCCATGTTTCTTTAGGGCGTTTGTTTAGTTGTTTTGGACTTAGTTTACTCATAGCCTTCCTCCTTTCCATAATTTTTTGAATACAACGGTGAGAGGTCATATTCAAATAAATTATATCAGAATAGAAAGGAAAACACAACCTATAGTTGTGGATAACTTATAAACAACTGCATATTGTGTTTTGGTGAGTGGGTAATGTGGGGTAAATTATCAAAAATTTTATCAGAAAGAGGTATGACTATGTATCAATTAGCGAAACTTTCTGGAGTTAATAAAAGTCATTTTAGCGACTTAAAAAGCGGAAAAATAAAAAATTTGTCGTGGCCTAACATGGTCAAAATTTCTGACGCTTTAGGTGTCAGCTTGGACGAATTCAGATAACAAAAAAAGTCCGACGGCAATCGGACTCAAAACAAAAATCATTTACTTAATTATAACATAAGAGAAAGGATGTTTCCATGGCAATTGAGGTATTCGGCCCTGATTTCAGAAAGGAACTACTTGCAGACTTGATTTCTCTAAACAGAGAAGCTTTAAAACTTGCCCAATCCGAAAACTCTAAGTCAATTGAGTGGGTTACCATGAAACAATTAGAAAAAGAAACTGGATGGGGGCGAACTAAATTGACCCAGTGGAGAGAACAAGGGAAATTTAACTTTAAAAGGTCATCAGAAAACGGGAAAGTACTATATGACCTAGCAGATGTTAATAGATTTTTACGGACCAGTGGATATGAAAAAGGAGAAACAACATGAAATTATTAGATTTTATTTTTGCAAAACCAAAAAAACAGGAACTGATTAAGCACGACACGCTTAGAGCATCATCTGAAAAACAGTGGGCCGAATTTGATGCCTATATGAGGAAACAGTATGGACGACAAGCTTAATCAGATATTGATAGCCATGCGAAACTACCACACAAATGGTGATGATAGCAAGTATTTAGAGGATATGGAGGTCATTTTAAATGAAAACAAAAATTGAAATCATGCGTGATTTTTTTAAAGAAAATCCTGAATCAACTCAACGGCAAGCCTCAGAAAAGCTTGGATTTACGGAAAATACAGTTAAACAATATATTTGGAGAGATGTTAAGCGTGGCTACTGTATTAAAGACGAAGAAGGTCGTGTAACTTATCTAAACATTGAAGATGAATTATCGCTTATTAATGAATGGAAAAGTGAAATTAGAAGAGAATTGATTGAACAGTTACTATCAGCTAATCGACATGAAACGTCAAGCGAACAAATTCGTATGAACGCTAAAACAATCAATCAGATTTTAGGAGAAATTTAATGGAAGGTATGAAAAAGTATATCAATGGTCAGATTAAACTAATAGATACTATTGAAGAATGTGTCAAAGAAAAATGGCCTGAATTTGATGATAAAAAAGTACATAAGATATCTTTAGCTATTTACCAAGGATGGTCCCTTACAGATATTAATAGCACACTCGAAGCGATAGAAATGGACTTGGATAGAAAATGAGAATTTATGTAAACAAAAAAGGTAAACCATCTGTTGAATTTGAGTTTGAAGATCGACGCGGTGGCATGTTTGATACAAGATTAATGTTAAAAGAATCACCACTCAAAGAAGAATTTAAAGCCGATATGTACAAGGCAATTGATGGTGTTTTAAAAAAATACGAAGACATTTTTGATACTCCTATTTTTAAAGAATTAATAATTGGGAAAGAAGAAGATATTAGAAAAATGATTGATTACGATGATAAATTTACCGAACTTTTTGGAGGGATTAGACATTGAAGATTACTAAAGCGACAGAAATTACAAAAACCCATAATTGGCGCATATTAATCTATGGTAAACCCGGAAACGGGAAAACTTACTTAACTAATTATTTAAAAGGCAAGACACTGATTTTAGACATGGACCATTCGTCTAAAACGATTGCCGGAAACGAAAACATTGATATTATCCAATTTGACAGGACGCACCCTAGCGACTTTATGACCGAATTCTTGACAGAACTACCAGAACTTATCAAAGAATATGACAATTTAGTCATTGATAATATAACAAGTTGGCAATCAGACTGGTTTATCGAACAAGGTCGTAAATCCAAAAATGGAATCACAAACGAATTGCAACAATACAACATGTGGACCAATTACTATTTACGAGTATTGACTACCATTTACAGCCAACCTACTAATATTTTTGTGACTGCTTGGGAATCAACGCAAGATTTAACGCTCGAGAGCGGACAAATTATCACGCAATACGTGCCAGATATCCGCAAACAAGTTCTAAGCCAAACGCTAGGTTTAACCGATGTTGTCGGACGTATTCAAGTAAATCCAAAAACGGGCGGGCATGGAATTTTGTTGCAGGGCAGCGACGGACTATATGCAAAAAATAGGCTTGATAATAGGACCGTTTGTAAGGCGGAAGAGTTGTTTAATTTCGAAGGGAGTGATGCGTAACGGTATACCATTTACACGAATATCAAACAGAACTTATAAATGAGGCAAGAAGACATATTTTAAAGCATAATGTGATGATTGTTAGTCCACCTGGAAGTGGTAAGTCAGTAGTCATTTCTGATATTGCTAAGTCAGCGACTCAAAAAAACGGACACGTTTTATTCTTGGTCCATCGCAAAGAATTAATTGACCAAATCACTAATAGTTTTAAATTCCATGGAATTGACATGAATAAAGTGGATTTAATGACAGTTGGTAAAGCTAAAAACCGCTTGGATAAATTAACAAAACCAACCTTAATTATCACAGATGAGGGTCATCATGGGAAAGCTAGTACCTACCAAATAATCTATGAATACTTTTCAGACGTGCCGAGGATTGGTTTTACTGCCACACCTTGGCGTCTATCAGGCGACGGTTTTACAGACACTTACGATGTTATGGTTCTTGGTAAAACGGTCGAGTGGCTTATCAATAATAATAAACTTGCACCATATGATTATTACAGTGTTCTATCAATTGATACTGCGAAATTAAAAGTACAAAACGGAGATTACTCCAATAAATCGATTGACGAATCATTTGGTAAAAAGATTTTTGGTGATGTAGTTCAAGAATATATAAAAAAAGCGAACGGTCAGAAAGCTATTTTATACGCTCACTCGGTAGAAGCATCGCAGGCATTTGCTAAAGAATTCCAATCTATGGGAATTAATGCAATACACGCAGATGCAAAAACGCCTAAAGCCAAACGGGATAAAATCATGAAAGATTTCCGTGACGGTAAGATACAAGTTATCTGTAACGTTGATTTGATATCAGAAGGTTTCGATGTCCCAGATTGTACAGTAACTATTCTTTGTAGACCTACAAAATCATTAGTATTATTTTTGCAACAATCTATGCGGTCGATGAGATATCAACCTAATAAAAAAGCCATCATTTTAGATCACGTAGGAAATTGGAATATTCACGGCTTACCTGACACACCGCATCATTGGGAGAATTATTTCCGAGGAGGGTGGAAGAAGAAGTCGAATAAAACTAACACGGTACACGCAAAAGAATGTTCTGTGTGTTCGGCTTTGTGGCCACTTAGTCAACAGCTCTGTGAATTATGCAATCATGATTTTGGATTGAAAGAAAAACAAGAGAAAGAACGCATAGAGGCAGAACTTGAACTCATAAAACGTGAGCGGTTTAGAATCAAACAACTTGCTAATAAGAAGTTTGGTAAAGATTTAAAAACAAACTGGGAAATTGCCCAAGCTAGAGTTAAAGACGCTGGTAAAGGAAAACCATTATATAAACTTATCTATTTCTACTTAAAAACTGATTGGGTAGAAACAAACGTTAATGAACTTGCCGAAGTAACAGGCAAGTCAGAAAAAGAAATATATAGCGCCTACAATTGGCTAAAAAAGAAATTAAGAGGATAAAAACATGGCAGGATTTACAACAGATTTTTCAGAAGTTAAAGAACACGCAGAATTCAAAGAACAACCATACGAAATGATTGTCTATGATGCATATGAAGCAGTAAATGAACGTAACGGCAAAAAACGTGTTGTTATTGACTACGTTGTTCGAAACGATATCAAGCAAGAAATGCAAAACTACCACTTATGGGATGAGCAATATCCCAACTCACAAACTGGGAAGTATCATATCGGCATCTTAATGGGTAAAGCAAAAGCACTTGGTATCAAAGAGGGGCAACACTACGATAGTTTTGAAGCGTTTTTAAACGACTTCAAAGGACGCACTGCAAAAGTAACCGTTAAACTTGACGAATATAACGGAAATAAATACCCGAAAGTTCGTTACGCAAATCAAAGCGATGTGCCTAACAGCTACCACGTATGGAAAGAAAAAGCAACTGGATTTACACAAGCGGAGATTGAAGAAGACGATCTACCGTTCTAATTTAGACTGGGGGATAAATGACATCAAATGAATTTATTGAAGCTTTATCAAAATTGACAACCGAAACCGATTGGGGAGACCCAATCTTCGGCGAGTCAGTGCTTAAAGCTGAATTACGAAAACACTTATTTAAAATTGTCCCAATTGATCACAATGGGTATATCCACAAACTGTTTTATTCAGAAATGGTTAAAGATGAAGATGTCATGTATTTTGTGTCAGATGGACGAAAAACTTATCGCTTTTTATTTGGAGATACAATTCTAAAGACTGATAAACAAGGCAATGAATATCTCACATACTCCGTTGAAAATAATTTTCCACCATTTGCAAAACTAGTTATCGACTACATTCTAGGTGCTTACACGTTTTTTGAGAATAAACTTTATGACATTCGATATAAGCAATTTAAATTGATTGATGATTTTACACTTCAGACTAAGTATGGTTTCAAAGACTCTGGTCACATTTTAGAGATACTACAAGGTATCCACAAAACATTAAACATCCAACCAATCAATTATATTGAACCATATCAGATTGCTTGCAAGGATTTCATAATCGACCTTGAAAATTCTGAAATCATTAACCAACCGCCTTTGCAAAACGTATCTTATTTTAAGTATTACGAAGTAGACTACAAAACAGCAATAAACAGTAAGTCTATTGCAGAAGAATATCTTGAGTACGTTATTGCAGATAGCAATTCGTTAAACAATGCAATACTACAATCTTATTTTATCGCCCAAGTAGCGTGTGGTGTTAGACCTAAAACCAACTTCTTCATCTCAAAATCTGGAGTAAGGACTGGTAAAGGGTTAAGGCATATAGCTTTATCTGGTCTATTCAACAAGATTGATGTTGAGCTAGATACATTAAAAAGTAATGGATTTGAAGCGTTACAGGCGTGGGCGATGTTCTCGGGTGGAGAAATGGCTCTAGCGACGGAACAGGGAGATATTCAAGGCAATGCAATGGAGCGTGTACTTAAAATTATTGCAACAGAGAAAACACACGTTGCACGAGCAATTGGGCAAAATCAGTCAATGGTTAATTTAACGAGTGTTCTGTGTATTGACACCAACCGTACTGTTGCGCTGTCGGATGAAATGAATGGACGAAAGGTTTTAATTCAGTTTAAAGATAGACCAAAAACTGAAACTGATTATGAAAGAGAGAGCATATTCAGGAAATATTGGCTAGCATTTACTGACCGTGATAAAAATCCAAAAATCGATGGTTGTATCGGTTTTCTGTTAAACTCACTCGAGCGTTTCCAAAAAATTGGTAAATGGTATCAATGGAAAGATGTTGAAGTATTTAATGATATCGATTTAGACGAATTTCAAGTTGCTTTAATAAATGCATTACAAGAAGTCGATTTTGTACAGCGAACTGATAACAAAGAAGTTATTGACTTATCATTACAAGTTTACGGAAAAAGCAATCATGCAGTAAGTAAAGCCATATCTGAAATTGGTGTACGTAGCAGGTCGAAGAAAGTTAACGGGAAAACAGTCAGAGGGTATGAAATCGAAAATAAAACACGTTTTGATAAATATATCCTTTAAAAAGGTAACGCATGGTCACGCAAAGTTACGCAGAATTTTCCATGTTGCGTAACCTACTCAATCTCTTTAGTACCAATCGATTTCAGCATTTATTTAAGAAAGGTTACGCAGTAACAAACAATAAGTCTAATTAATGATTTATTAATTATTTATATATATAGGGGTAGGGTAGGGTGATTTTGCGTTACTGCGTAACCATCCTTCTCTAACGCTATCTATATCAACGTTTTAGAGGTTACGTAGTAAAAAAGGGGGTGCGTTACCTTATGTACCACACAACAGCACTTTCATTCTTAAAAAAAGGATATCAGGTTATACCGCTTAGAAAAGATACTGGAACGCCAATGATTAAGTTTAAAGATATCCAAATAACGGAAGAAGTGATCAAAAATACAAACTGGTTTAATTGTGATTATGCTTTATTAATGCGTGGCATTTGGTGTATTGATATTGATACTCATGACATGGACGAGAAGTTAGCTAAAGAGTTATACATAATGACAAAAAAGATGGGGATTGATTTATTATCTGTATTATCGACTGATAAGTATGACAATGGACTAGATGGTTATTCGTCAATTATTAGGCATGAGTATAAAAACGAATTAATCAGTAATTTTAAAAATACATTCGCAGAATTAACTGCAAGTGGTGGTATGCACATACTCTTTAAAAAACGAGATGGTATTAATTACACGCAAAAAATAGGAGTAATGCCTGGTGTTGACATAAAAGCGAATGATAATAATTTTGTCAAAATATTCCCATCTGACGGACGTGAAGTTTTACAAGCAGTTAAAACATTACCTTATTATGATGGAAAATTTGAAGAGGAAGCATTTAAACCAAAACAAGAAGGTATAACAACCTATTTTGGAGGTTCTGTCACATATACATCAAACGGAAGTCACGAAGGCCGAGAGGCTTATGAACGTGTAGTAACTGGAACATCATATAACAGGAATAATGATTTGTTTAAAGGAGCGTGTTGGGCGTTTGAAAATGGTATCGATATTGATGATTTAACATCAATTATTGGGACGGTTAAAGGCAGAGACGTATTTACGAGAGAGGAGTTTGAATTAACGATTGAATCAGCGAAACGAAAAGTCAGCTACGTCACTATCAGAACATGATATCCAAAACCTTATCCGAATGGAATTATCACAAGCGGGGCATATGGTATTTCGAGCAAATGTCGGAAAGGTGAAAACAGCAGATGGTAGATTTTTTGATACAGGTTTACCAAAAGGTTTTTGTGATTTGTTTGGATTCAAACCAAACGGACAAATATTTTTTATCGAAGTTAAAAATGAAACAGGTCGGATAAGACCAGAACAGAAAAAATTTATGGAGGTCATGGCATCTAGAGGAGCGCTTGTAGGAGTGGCTCGGTCAGTGGAAGATGCCTTAAAAATAGTCAATGACACTAGTAGGTGATTTTTACAAACAAATGGAGCCGTCAATTAAAGCGTTTTTAGACGATAACATTACCATCGCAGATAAAGAAGAAGCTGACAGAGTCTATAGATCTGTCAAATACTATAAAAAACTAAACAGATTGCCGCCACCTGATGTATTGGAGTGGTTCCAACGAATTTACACGACAAAGGAAATGATAATGTTAATCAAGCAGTCTTACCGTCTTAAACAAAAAAAGACAGACGAGGATGACAAGATTTACGAAAAGTGGGTATTTAAAAAATACGGTGACGTTAAGCTCGTTAAAAAAATCAAACGCATGGACGCACTAGAAAAAGCTCGGAGAATGGGTCTATGAAAAGACACAGACAGTGGCATAACGATATTAAATATACACCTAGATCTTACTATGATATATCAGAGTTGTTAATAGCTCACAGATGCAAAATAAAGACGTCTGATGACGTTTTAGCGGACAGGATAGGTATTTATACTTGGAAGCTAAAAGCGCTCTTAAAACGCAGAATATTGCCAAATAAGAGTGAGTGTAAATTGATTATAGATTTTTTGAGAGAGGTAGAGAGATGCTGACGGAAGATACGTTTAAAAAAATTGAGGAACTTGAAGCTGCTTGTCAGGATACGACAGATAACATTAAAAAACCATCACACTATCAAGGCAGGCATGGCATGGAAGCAATCGATGTGGTTAAAAACTTTTCAGCTTGTCCAGAGCACGAGGAAGGTTTTTACTGGGGCAATGCTGTTAAGTACCTTTTGCGGTATCACGCTAAAAATGGTGTTGAAGACCTTAAAAAAGCACGGCAGAACCTTGATTGGTTAATCGAAAAGTTGGAGGAAGTGGAATGAAGAGACCAAATCGCTATCCGTACAGTAAATCAAAATTTAATGGTTGTATTTACCAGTTGCATTCAGCCAGCTCTAAAAATGAACAATATGTTAAAGATTTGAAATCATGCGGCATACATTATCAAATCACAAAATTTGGTCATTTTCCTGATGTTTTTATAAAAATTGATAATCTCGAACAATTACAAGCATTAATAGATAAAACCGAACACGATTTAATACTTGGTAAAGACCGAATTTGGATTTATGACGACTATATGGAATGAGAGAGGTGGTTGGATGAAACCGAAATTTAGAGCGTGGGACAAGAGCAATAAGAAAATGTGCGATGTCAAAGCGTTGTCAGCATTTAACGGTGGCGAATTGACAATAGACGACGCGGATCAGATTTGTGGTTAAGAAACGAGGACTGCGAAGTTATCGGGAATATATATCAGAACAGCGACCTGATAGAAAGTGTGGAAGAATGACAACAGATGAATTATTGCAAAATTTACGTGATGACTTGAATAAAATAATTAATGTCCTAAAAAACGATTGGAAAGCACTATTGTTTCTTGCAATCGCAATATTTGGGATGATGGTAACCGTGTCGTATTTTAGCTATCGCGACGCACGACAATATTACGAGTCGCAAATCACAGGACTACGTACACAGCTAAGCAGGACACAAAAGCAGCTTAAACGTGCTAGCGAAGATAGAGCTAGACAGACAAAGCGGATTGCGGAAATGACAGGTAATGGAGGATAGAGAATGACAGACATCAAGATTTTAGATGCTTGTTGTGGAAGTCGCCTATTTTGGTTTGATAAAAACGAACCTCACACAACTTTTATGGACGTCAGACAAGAAAAATTTGAGATGCACGGCAAAAAAATCAATGTCAACCCTGATGTAATTGGTGATTTTCGTGATATGCCTTTTGAAAGTAATAGCTTTAACCTTGTTGTCTTCGACCCACCACACTTAAAATATGTTGGACAAAACTCAATTATGAAAGCCCAGTATGGCCAACTTGATAAAGAAAACTGGAAAGAAGATATTTCAAAAGGTTTCGAAGAGTGTATGAGAGTTCTAAAAGTAGGAGGAACTTTAGTTTTTAAATGGTCTGATTGCCAGGTTAATGTAAGAGAAGTTTTGTCAGCAATTCCATTTAAACCGCTTTTTGGCCAGCAAAGAGGCACTACACATTGGATGACATTTGTTAAATTTGAGCTTACTGGAAATGGAGGATGAAGTGGTATCTGGATGTTTAGCTTTAATAAGCTGTTTAGCTAAAATTTTAGTTGCTGTTGTTATATTAAGTGTTTTTGCGACTATTCTAATTGTAATATCTTGCATACTGTATTATATAGCCGCCGGGATCGTTTCGTTTACTTTTAGCAAGACGATAGATAAAACAAAAAATAAGTGAGGTAGGTACAAAATGAAAAACGAAAATTTTTTAGGTTATGATCTAGCTGAACTATTAGAAGAAAAATTAGTAGGGAAACGACTTAAATCAATAGACGACGAAAAGATTGTACTTGCCGATGGGACAGTAATTAAAATTGAATTAAACGAGGGTTGTGGAGGTTGTGGAAATGGGTGGTCAGAATTAAACATCACGACAGAAAACCCAAACTTGGAATCTGCTGTAATGGGTGTTGAATACACAGAAAAATATAGTGAATGGGATGATGAATTCAAAATTTTTGTCTACATGACAGACAATTCTGTTATTGAGATTTACGGATATGACGGCGTTGGTAATGGATATTATGGATATGGTTTCTGGGTTACTGTGAAGAATCCTGGTGATCTAATAGAATCTGAATTGGAGGACTAATGCTAACTACAAATCAAATACACAAACTGCTGGGAGTAAAAGAAGTCTACAAAGCGCCTGACACGTTGATAAAAATAATTTTAGACAAGGAAAAACGCGAGGACTTATTCGGACAGTTTTTGAAATATGAAACAGATGTATCTTACGACTGGTTTATGCAATATTTTGAGGAAGAACAAGCTGACCGCAAAAATAAAAAGCAAGACTTTACGCCTAAATCGGTTAGTACACTATTATCTAAAATAATAAGTGGTAATCAATACTACGAGGTAGCAGTCGGGACGGGTGGGATACTTATCCAAGCATGGCAAGAACAACGATTAAATGACAGTCCATTTACTTATCGTCCGAGTAAATACTGGTATCACGTAGAAGAGTTATCGGACAAAGCAGTACCGTTTCTACTCTTTAATATGTCTATAAGAGGGATAAATGGTGTGGTGGTGCATGGCGACTCTTTAACAAGACAAGTTAAAAACATTTATTTTTTGCAAAATACAAAAGACGACATGCTGAGTTTTAGTGATATTAACGTTATGCCAAGGACTCAAGATATTGAGCGAGAATTTAATGTCAAAGAGTGGATTGGTGATGGGATAGAACACATTGAAAATCCACTAATTGAATGGATATAACCAATAACGGTATCACGCACGTTCGACTCGTGCGGTTGGTATTGACCGAAATTGAAAAATAGAAACGAGGACCTCCTTACACCAAAACAAAATCTAACGCTGGTTATCGGTCACTGGCTATTATTTAAGGCGCTAATACTGAGATCCTGCGCCTGTGTCAAAATAAAAAAAGGAAGAGAGGGCTTTTCTCCACAAAACAAAAAGACGTCCATGTGAACGCCTCCATGATTAAATACCCAACAATATTATATCATGAATGGAGAGTTAGATGGGCAACATTCCGACAACAAAAGCTAATAATTTTTTGGAAGAATTAAAGACTATCCCACATCTCATAGAGACCCTTGAAAGAGACGCTAACCTAATGAGTCGGTCGCTTGTTAAGTCTCCTCAATGGTCTGATATGCGAGTGTCTGGTGGGGTTAAACAATCACAGGAAGACAAAAACATAAAGATGCTGCATATGGTTAGCTATTATAGTGATCAGATTGAGCGTTTAAAAGACCGTCGACAAGAAATGGCTAATTTGATTGTGCAAAGCATGGGCATTTGTGAGAGTCACGTTTTACTCACGACTTATCTTGACTGTGATGGAGACTATGAGAGAGCCAGAGAACGCTTAAACATAGGAAATCGTAATAAATACTTTATGTTTGTTAGGCGAGGAAAGGAAAGTCTGGAATTGATACTAAAAAATACTAATTAGATACAAATTGATACTACATAATACTAATTACAGTGTTAATATTGTAGTATAGCAAAATAACAAGAAGAGATAACCATTTTACCAACTGACTATTTATTTAGTCGCCAACTTTTACTACGGTCAAACTTGTTATTTTACTAAAGCTTAGTAGCTTTGCGTTAAAGGTGTTAAATTACTCGGTTGAACCGGTCGGGTAAGTCGCAAATGTGAAGAGAGTTGTTGAGACGTAAGGAAATGTCATGTGCACGCATCTTATGATATTGCAGGTTCGAATCCTGCCGTCTCAATAGTGGTTATTTCAACCACTAGGGCAATACAGCGAGAGATGCAGAGCGGAGCTATAGCCGTTTTTGTGTAGACCTTATGGTATTAATCGCGTTCGATTCGTGATGGGTCTATCAGCGTCGGGGAGACGCGACCCCACACCCCTTTAAAGGCAGACACGTTCTGATGTGTGGGTTTTTATTTGGTTGATAGTCATATTCCTACCAATGACGATTGGTAAAAAAGATACATAAATCGGCTGTATAGTTTACGTGCACGTATTCACAACAGATTGACTTATTACTATAGTGACGATGGGCACACCCTGCGTTAGTGGGTTGTTTATGAATAGCTTAGCAAAGGGGTTAATGCGACCAACTGTTTAGTTTGGTAGGCGTGAGTTCGAATCTCACACTATTCCTTCAGGAACACGAACCGTGATTGGAAAACGGTAGAGGTAGCGCCTTGCTTCGGGACAATAGCTAAGTCCGAAAACTCTTTGCGAAGAGCCAGAAGAAGATGTGTCGGTTCGATTCCGACTGTTCCTGTTGCATTTAATGCAAACTCCATATTTTTATTAAAACAGCCTATTATACCTATTGTGTAAGGGCTTTTTTCGTTGTATTATTGAAGTGATAAAAAATATGGAGATTAAATATGGAAAACAAACCCGCAAAAGCAAGTTTCTTTAAATTAAGTTCTTCTAAAGAATCTAATTTAAAATTGTTTATCGAAAAGATGGAGGAAATGTTTGATAATTTTAGAAAAAAACAATATAGTAACATTCCAACATTAGAGATAAATGATCTTATGTATTATATAAATGCAATGCAGAAGGTAACAAGTGAAGAAGAATTAAATGGAACGAATCTATTTTATTGGTTAGTTACCATTTCACGGGTGGATACAGAATCTCCAATTATTCTTGCGAATCTTGAAAAAAATATTGATGTAAGAAAAAGGGAAATTGAACATGGGGATAATGAGGGCCTTGTGGTTGATACAAGATTATTATTTGACCCATTTAGACAAATTTTAGTTGTTTATAATCAAAGAGGTACAATTAATAATTACGACTTAAGAAGGTTTTTTTGTCAAATAATTGGAGTTAGAGGATTGAAGTTTGATATTATATTAAACAGTGATGCTTTCAAAAGGGTTGGTAAGCTTGATGTTGTAAATTCAATTAGTTATACTGTTGCAAGCCCAACAAACTTTAAGGAGTTTCGAGATGATACTCAAAGTGAAAATGCCGATTTAAAGTTTGCAAATTCTATGCTAGGAGAGTCAATGCAGGTTGTTATAAAGTCAAACCATCTTTCTAAAAAAAATATATTTGATAAATTTTCAGATATGTTAGTTAATGACTCAGTTAATGTAAAAAATGCTAAAGTTGAAGGGCTTACCGATGGTCATCCGGAATTAATAGACTTAATAAAAAATAAATTGGAATATAAGGGAACTATTTTTTATGAAAATACTTTAGACGATGAGGCTGTTTATGCATTTCTGAATACCGCGTATAGCTTTCATTTTAGTCATTTAAAAAGAATGTTTACTATAACTTTATAACTTATATTGAGGTATGCGATGAAAAAAGGAAGGTTTAAAAGAAACTGGCCGATTATACTATTTGGTGTAATAGTTTTTATATTTAGTTTTTATTTTAAAATTTCTCCAAAAAGTTTAAAAAATTTTACTGATATAATGTCGGCATCTCTATCATTTTCAGCAATTGTAACCGCAATATTCTTTGCTAGTTTTTCATTGATACCAACTTCCGGTTCTAATAAATTAGTAGTGATGATGGAAGATTTAGGGACAGAGATAAAAATAATGGACCGCCTATTAGTTGCTACTTTTTTATCTTTCATTAGTTCTTTATTATCTTTCATTTCTCTATTCTTTAGTAAGACTGATACTGATTTAATTTCAATTTTAGTAGTTTCAAGTTGGTTGAGCTCAACAGTAATGATGTTCCTAAGTTCGTTCTTTGTGCTAAGAACATTAATTTTGTTAGTTGAAACTTATAATAATTTCAAAAATAAATAGGTCATCACATTGTGGTGACTTTTTTTGTTATGGTCCACGACATGGTTACTTATTAGTTACAAACGTTGAAATTACAATGTTTCGATAGGTCAACGTCGTGGTTTTTTATTATGTAAAAAAGAACCACAACAGTGGCTCTTATGCTTGTAATTTTAATTCAAGCGCTTCAGTAAGAACTTGAGAAAAGTTGAGGTTTTTATCTTCTGCTGCGTCGTTTAACCATTCAGGGATAGTCACGTTTTTGCGGACTTTTTTGGAGTGATATTTTTTCATATAGGCAACCATATCGATGCCAATTAAAGCAATGTCGGAATCAGGATACTGTTCTTTTAAATCAGAAACGGCGCTAGCCTTTGGATAGTCAGTATAGTCTTCAAGGGCAAAACCTAAGACTTCGACAGCCATTTCATAAGCCTCTTGAAAGTCTTCACCTTGAGTAATTGCTTCAGGTACATCTGGAAATGTAACCATGATATAGTCTGTGTCTTGTGTAAATGTAGCTGGATAAATTAACATAATGATCCTCCTTTGATTACTGTGAGATAAGCACACCATCTGGCAAGCGGATTATTTTAAACCCGCCTGCTTTAGAATGGTATCTTCAAGACCTTTTCCGAGGTCTTTATTGTGCATTGGAACAATGGTTTGATGTCCGTTATTGTCTCGGAATTTTTTGTGACTTCCGTTTTGACTGACTTCGTAGAACCCATTCTTTTTTAGCAGTTTTATCATCTGCTTTGGGGTCATTGGCATATTGCTTACCTCACTTTCTATACTTATATTATACACATAAACAATGTAGATGTCAATGCAAAATACGCATAAAATACACAAAAGGCGGTGATGGAAAATTGAGTAAATTAACACTAAAACAGAAGCGGTTTGCAGATGAATACATCATCTCAGGGAATGCTATGGAGTCAGCTATAAAGGCTGGGTATAGCTATAATTATTCCAAAGCACAGTCGCACAAGCTATTGGAAAATGTTGGAATTAAAGAGTATCTTGATGAACGATTTGAAAAAATGGATTCCAAGACAATAGCAGACCAAAAAGAGGTATTGCAATATCTTTCTTCGGTCATGAGAGGTGAGCAGCAAGAAAAAACACTCATCAGCATTGGAGAGCTTGGGCAAGAAATAGTTGATATTGATGTAGGAGCAAAAGACAGGTTGAAAGCAGCTGAATTGCTTGGTAAGCGGTACAGATTGTTTACCGATAAGATAGAGGCTGAGGTGCAAGGAACGGTGGTGTTTGTCAATGAAGACGACATACCAGACTAAGCCAAAGCTAGAAATCAAAGTTGATTTGCCTAAAACTATCGGTATAGGTTATGGCGCTTTTTGGCGCTCTAAAAATTTTTATCGAGTAGTTAAAGGCAGCCGTGGATCTAAAAAATCTAAAACGACTGCTTTAAATTTTATCGTTAGATTGCTGAAGTATCCGTGGGCTAACTTATTGGTCATCCGTAGATATTCAAACACCAACAAACAGTCAACCTATACAGATTTTAAATGGGCATGTAATCAATTAAAGGTTTCGCATCTTTTTAAATTCAATGAGAGTTTGCCAGAAATAACTGTAAAGGCAACGGGCCAAAAGATACTGTTCCGTGGACTTGATGATGAGTTAAAAATCACATCTATTACTGTCGATGTTGGCGCTTTGTGCTGGGCTTGGTTTGAAGAGGCTTACCAGATAGAGACAGAAGATAAGTTTTCAACAGTTGTAGAATCAATCCGTGGTACTTTAGATGTTCCTGATTTTTTTAAACAGATAACAGTCACGTTTAACCCGTGGTCAGAAAGACATTGGCTTAAACGTGTCTTTTTTGATGAAGAAACTAAACGGGCTGATACATTTTCTGGGACTACAACATTTAGAGTAAACGAATGGCTTGATGATGTCGATAAAAGACGCTACGAAGATTTGTACAAGACTAATCCAAGGCGGGCTAGAATCGTGTGCGATGGTGAATGGGGCGTTGCTGAAGGTCTTGTTTTTGATAACTTTGAAGTCGTAGATTTTGATGTTGAAAAAACAATTCAACGCGTTAAAGAGACCTCGGCCGGTATGGACTTTGGGTTTACTCAAGACCCTACAACTCTTATATGTGTTGCAGTTGACCTCGCAAACAAAGAGTTATGGCTTTACAACGAACATTATCAAAAGGCTATGTTAACAGATCATATTGTCAAAATGATAAGAGATAAAAACTTGCATAGGTCTTACATCGCAGGGGATAGCGCCGAAAAACGCCTCATAGCAGAGATAAAAAGCAAAGGTGTATCTGGTATTGTTGCCAGTCTTAAGGGTAAAGGGTCAATCATGCAAGGAGTTCAGTTTATGCAAGGTTTTAAAATATACATCCACCCTTCTTGTGAACACACAATAGAAGAGTTTAATACTTACACTTTTAAGCAAGACAAAGAAGGTAATTGGTTAAACGAACCGATAGATAAGAATAACCACGTTATTGATGCGATTAGATATGCGCTTGAAAAATACCATATCAGAAGCAACGAGTCAAATCAGTTTGAAGTTCTTAGGGCTGGTTTTGGTTACTAGAAAGGAAAATAATGTACACAGAATCATTTAGAGATAGTACGGGAAAGACTAAAACATTAGAGTTTAGGTTCCACCGTGAAGCTCGCATGAGGTATCAAGCGGAAAGTCTAGAAAGCTTGTTAACCGAAAAATATAAGCTACTCCGTGAAATGATTGAACACCACGATAAAGTCCAAAAACCACGCATACAAGAGCTTTTAGATTATGCAGAGGGAAATAACCACACCATCAGCGAAATAGGCCGTAGGAAAGACGATGACATGGCTGATGTTCGTGCTGTGCATAACTATGGTAAGTATATTTCAACGCTCAAACAGGGCTATTTGGTGGGTAATCCTATTCGTGTAGAGTATATTGATGGTACCGAGCAGCAGCAAGACCTATTAAAGGACCTATCTGTTAAAAACAATTTCCACCAGCTGAACCGCAGATTAGTAAAAGACCTATCCAAGGTTGGTCGAGCGTTTGAATTGATTTATCGCAGCATGGATGACAAGACAGAGGTCGTTAGACTAGATCCACGGGAAGTATTTGTTATCTATCAAAATAACCTAGAGCAATCAAGCTTAGCTGGTGTGCGGTACTATAACAAAAATCAATTAGATGGTACTACAAAAATTGTCGAGCTTTACACCGATAATAAAATCCTGAAGTTTGAATATGATGGTGATTTAACACTGATTAGGGAGGCTTCGTCTCATGCGTTTGGTTCGGTACCAATCACGGAGTATCTCAACACAGATGACGGCATGGGCGACTACGAGACAGAGTTGTCTTTAATCGACTTGTATGATGCAGCTCAGTCTGATACAGCTAACTACATGCAAGATTTGTCAGACGCAATTCTAGCCATTTTCGGACGTGTGTCATTTCCGCATGATGTTCAGACAGCCGAACAGCGTATCGAATTTGTGAAAGTGATGCGTAAAGCTAGATTGCTTAACCTCGAGCCTCCTGTCGACCAAGACGGGCGTGAGGGATCTGTAGATGCCAAATATCTATATAAACAATATGACGTACAAGGAACCGAAGCCTATAAAAATCGTATTGTGTCCGACATCCATAAATTTACCAATACGCCAGACATGACAGACAGTAAGTTTGCCGGTCAACAATCCGGAGAGGCGTTGAAGTGGAAAGTGTTTGGTCTTGATCAGGAGCGTGTCGACATGCAAGCTTTATTTGAGCAATCTCTTAAACGTAGGTACAAACTAATCGCTCGTGTAAGCCAACTGCTTAAAGAGATTGATGACTTTGACATCAGCAAGCTTAAAATCACATTTACGCCAAACCTACCTAAGTCGCTACAAGAAAAGATTGAAGCCTTTAAAGCATTGGGTGGAGAGTTGTCGCAAGAGACAGCTATGGCTATTACAGACATCGTGGAAGATGCTAAGAAAGAAATTAGCCTTATCAACAGCGAGTCGAAATCACGTAGTCAACTAGCGCAGAAGTTAGAAGAAACCAGTAGATTGACTGATAGGGAGTTAGCTCATGACCACCAGAAAGAGTAAATACTGGCGTGACCGTATCAAGAAAGAAATGGATGCTAAAGAGGCAGACGATATCTCTCTTGAGCAATCCATGAAGCGATTGCACGATTATCATTTCAGGAATATCGAAAAAGAAATTGAGTCATTTTATCAACGTTATGCTGACAAAGAGAAAATAGACATCACAGAAGCCCGTAAGAGAGCTTCTGAGCTTGATATTTCTGCTTACCAGAAGAAAGCTAAGGAACTTGTTGCAAAGGCTGAGAAGCTACGAAAAGAGGGAAGAACGGTAACAAGAGATGACTTTACCCACCAAGAAAATGCAGACATGTCTATTTACAACTTAGCCATGAAAACGAATGCTTTGGAGCTATTGCGCTTAAACATTGATTTAGAAATGCAAGAACTTGCCAACGGCGAACACAAGCTAACCAAGAAATTTCTTGATGAAGGCTATCGCAAAGAAACCGAGTTTCAAGCTGGGCTATTAGGATTATCAGTTGCTAGCCAAGCGAGTGTGAAAAGCTTAGCTGATGCCGTTATTAATGCTAATTTCAAGGGAGCAAGATGGTCAGATAACATCTGGGGCAGACAAGATAAGTTACGCAGTATCATATCTCAAAGTGTTCAGAGTGCTATCCTAAGAGGTAAAAACGGCTTAACTATTGCAAGAGATATTAGACGAGAGTTTGATGTGTCAGCATCTTACGCAAAGCGACTAGCGATAACGGAGCATGCAAGGGTACAAATGGAAGTTGGCAGATTATCCATGGCGGAGAATGGCTTTACTATGTTTGATATTATCCCAGAGCCTAAAGCATGTGATATTTGTAAGGATATAGTCAAGCATGGGCCGTATCATCTTGACAAGTGGAGAACAGGGGAAAACTCCCCACCGTTTCACCCGTATTGTCGTTGTGCGATTGTAGGGCTAGATGAAAGTGGTGTTGCAACAGACAGGCAATTGGACTATAATCGAAACATGAACAATATTGATTTGATGGCTAAAACTCAATCTTTTATCATTAACAAAGATGTCCGAGTAAGTGCCAAGAAAGTTGTCGGCACAAGATATGATTTTTGGGCGCAAGATAATACCAAAAAAATTAGAGATACGATTCAAAGTGTTGGAGAGCACTTAGACAACTTAGAAGGGTATAGCATTCCTAAAATTGTATTTGTTAAAAAAGCTAAGCTCCAAGGCTGGGCGGGATATGATTATAAACAAGACACTTTGTTTATAAGTGATTTGTTGAATTCAAAAGCCGCTGTGAGTGATATGCTGCTGGATAACTACTTTGCGGCTGTCGACTTAAACGGTATTCTAGTGCATGAGTTAACCCACAAAAAACATTGGGATACTGCTAAACAATTTTACAAACATAATAAAAAGCGTTATAATACACTTGAAGAGGCAAAAAATGCACTTGATTCGTCTCTAGTTTCCTATATTAAAGAACAAAAGCAATCTGATTATAATTATTTATATAAAATAAGCGAGTATGCTGATGTTGCTAGTTTACAAGGGAAATATAACGAAGTTATAGCCGAGGCAATGACTGCGGGAGATAAATTATCAGATCCGCTATTGTTAGAAAAAATAAAGGAGGTATTCAGATGGAAATGATGTCAAGACCGACTCAAGAAGTGCTAACGTTTTCTAAAATCATCCGCCGATGGATTGTAGGCGATGAAACCATTGGCGGCAAGAAAAAATTCATTTTCAGAGATGATACTCCGGAAGATGTTTTAGAGCTATATCAAAAAATAAAAAATAAGTTAGATTTTGCATATTAATCAAGCGCTTAGCTATTATAGTTAAGTGCTTTTCTTATGCTTAAAAACAGGAGGAAGACATGAATAAACGCATTAAGAAAAAACGTAAATTGGAAACAGCGGTTGTGATGCTGATCGCAGAGAATGCCATGCAAGCTGAAGCTATTAAGAATCAAAACAGACAAATTGCAGAGCTGAGATCGATTATACAACAAAACGCCCAAGCAATAAATAGAGAGTTTGCAGCAGTTAAAGGTGTGTGTCTTGATAATCAAGCAGCTATTACAAACATTGCAGTTGATATTAACTACGTCAAGAAAAACTACAAACGGAAGTGGGGGAAGAAATAGGCTTTTTCATATTTTTAAAAATTTTTTAAAAATCCCTTGACTTTTTGTGGCACAAGTTTTATTATATATTTGTGGCACAGAAAGTAGGTGATGAAATGAGCCCACGAACAGGACGGCCTAAAAGTGAAAAGCCATTAAATGTCGAAGTCAAGGCAAGAATTGATTCAGAGTTAAATAAAAAGCTCGAACAGTATTGTCAAGACAACAATACTACTCGAACAGAGGTAGTTAGAGATGGTATTAAGCTGGTATTAGGCGTAAATAAACAAAAATAGGTTAGAACCCCCGTCGCCAAACTGTGGTTCTAACCTATCGCACGAAAGAAACTCTTTCTGAAATCATTATATCAGAATAGAGCTTCTTTGTCATATACCAAAGGAGTTTTTATTATGGCGAAAATTGATATTATTGATAATTATGAGACATTGCTAATTAGTGTCGAAGAAATTAGAGCAAGTTTGGAATCCTTGCATGCCTGGCTGGATAAAGACATTGATTGGGATAGTCAGTGTGATTGGTACGATTTTATTTCTCAACACAGTTCCCAAATTGCGATTCTAAACTTGATTATGTACCGTTTAGACAGTTTAGAAGTGGAACACAGAAGCGTTATCGAAAACACAATGAAAGGTAAATAATATGGAATTACAAGTATTTACTAATGAACAGTTTGGAGAAGTGCGTACAGCAGATATTAACGGAGAATCGTTTTTCAATTTGAAAGACTGCTGTAAAATTTTAGAAATCAAAAATAGCAAAGATGTTGTTAAACGACTTAACCCAAAGGGGGTCGTTACTACCGACCTCCTTACGAATGGCGGAACTCAACAAGCTAACTTCATCAACGAAAGCAATTTCTACAAGTTAGTCTTCCAATCTCGCAAGCCAGAAGCTGAAAAGTTTGCAGACTGGGTCACATCGGAAGTCCTACCATCAATCCGCAAACACGGCGCTTATATGACTGAACAAACCTTGGAACAGGCACTTACCAGCCCAGACTTCCTCATACGGCTTGCCAATGAGTTAAAAGAGGAAAAGGAGCGCAGTCGTCAGTTAGAGGCTGAGAAGTCAATTTTGAGCGTTGAGAACATGGTTATGAAGCCAAAGGCTGATTATTTTGATGATTTGGTTGACCGCAATTTATTGACTAGTTTCCGTGAAACTGCTAAACAATTAAAAGTTAAGGAACGACGATTCATTCAATTTCTACTTGATAAGAAATACGTTTACAGAGACAAGAAAGGTAAGCTTATGCCGTTTGCAGATAAAAATAACGGGTTATTTGAAGTCAAGGAAAGTGTTAACGAAAAGACCAACTGGGCAGGAACTCAAACCTTAATAACTCCAAAAGGTCGTGAAACTTTTAGACTGTTATTTATTTAATTCACTTTAAAGTCGTAGCAATACGGCTTTTTATTATGTCCAAGCATTGACGACGTAAAAAGCTATGGATTTTATAGTCGGGGACGACTTAAAACATAGGAGGTGCCAACCATGGCAGAAGAAACACAAACAGTTGAAACGGTTGAAGAGCAAGTGGTACCAGAAGCAAAACAACCGCAAGACGAAAAAAAGTACACAGATGCAGATGTGGATGCCATCATCGACAAAAAATTTGCAAAGTGGAAGTCAGAACAAGAAGCGGAGAAATCGGAAGCTAAAAAAATGGCTAAGATGAATGAGAAAGAGAAAGCAGAATACGAAAAGCAGAAGCTGTTAGACGAATTGCAAGAGCTAAAAAACGATAAGACACGCAATGAGTTAACAGCAGTAGCTCGTCAAATGTTTGCAGAATCTGAAATCAACGTCAACGATGACGTACTTGGTTTAGTTGTGACTTTGGACGCAGAACAAACAAAAGCAAATGTAACAACGCTAGCAAACGCATTTGCTAAAGTTATCGCTGATGACCGCAAGGCTCTTGTACGCCAGACCACTCCGTCAACAGGCGGTGGTGTCGCAAAACAAACCAATTACGGTGCTAACTTGGCTAGTAAGGCAGCACAACAAAGCACCAAACTTTTTTAGGAGGAAATTATGAATAAACGTAAAGTAACAACATCTAAAGAGATTCTACACAATCCCGACTATGAGGCTATTTCAGTCACTTTAGATTCAGAAAAAATCGGCAAGAAAGTTGTTCCAGCTGGGACAGTGTTAGCAGGTGTTTCGGTATCAGTATTTAAAGACCGCAAACAGAAAGTTAAAACCGTGACAAATGAAGAAGTCACTACAAAAGAATATGTCGATGGTATCTTGCTTACAGATGTTGACGTGACAAACGGTGACGCGACGGGGGCTTGTGTCTATCGTGGGACTATCAATGCAGACAAGCTTGCTGATTCATCTGTTGCGGAAAATTATGAGGATTTGGAAGAAGTACTACCACACATCCAATTTATCAAAGGAGGTAAATAATGGCTTACATTCACGAGATTATCACATCTGAAAATATTAAAGGATTTTACGACAAAAAGAAAGGCGAAGTAGAACTTACGCTTGGAGAAAAGGCGTTTCCGTCTAAACAACAATTAGGTCTTAAATTATCGTTTATTAAAGGTGCAGCAGGGCGTCCTGTAACGCTTAAAGCAGCTGCTTTTGATACAAAAGTGCCACTACGTGACCGTATGGCAGTTGAATTGATTGACGAAGAAATGCCATTCTTTAAAGAGGCTATGCTTGTTAAAGAGGCTGACCGTCAACAACTCAACATGTTAGCGCAAACTAAAAACCAAGAACTTATTGACACAATCTTGTCGTCTATTTTTAATGACAAAGTAACGCTTATTTCTGCCGCTAAAGCACGCATCGAAGCGATGCGCATGGAAGTGTTGTCATCTGGGAAAATCCACATTGCGTCAAACGGCGTCATGAAGGATATTGACTACGGAATGACCGAAGAGCAGACAACAAAAGTTGAAAATAAGTGGTCTGATGCAACTAAAGCTACTCCTCTTGCGGATATTACAAATGCTATCGAAAAAATGGCAGAACGTGGATATACCCCAGAAGGCATTGTCATGAACTCTAAGACATTTAGTCTGATTAAAAATGCAAAAAACACTTTAGAGGTCGTGAAACCTATGGCGCCGCAAGGTTCTGCGGTCACTAAGCGAGATTTAAACACATATCTTGAAGACGAATTGCAAATCAAAGTCGTTTTAAAAGACGGTATGTTTGTCGGAGACGACGGAAAAGCACGCAAGTACTTCCCAGATGGCGTTGCCACACTTGTCCCTAACGGCAACCTTGGTAGCACCGTATTTGGCACAACTCCAGAGCAATCAGATTTGATGGGCGGTCAAGCCACAGATGCAGAGGTGTCGATTGTTGAAAACGGTATCGCTGTTACAACGACTAAGACAACAGACCCTGTTAATGTTCAAACCAAAGTATCTATGATTGTATTGCCATCGTTTGAACGTTTGGCGGAAGTACAAATCATTGATGCCAACGGCGAAGAAACTAAAAAAGAAAACAGTTTTGAGATGTAGGAGGTCAATATGCCTAGAGTAATTAGAGCATTTAAAGATAAAGTAACAAAAGTAGTCTACGAAGTCGGCGATATTTACTCGGGCGACCGAGTAGAGTTTTTGACAGAGGGCGGTGTTTTAGAACCGTCTGTAGACTTTGACAAGCTAAAAGTGAGTGAGATTAAAAGCAAACTTGACGAACTAAATGTTGGGTATGATGCTAAACTTAAAAAGTCCGATCTATTGGAGCTTTTGAAGCAAGCAATCGGATAACTAGGAGGTGTTTATGGATGCAGTAAACACAAGTAGCGTTATAAGCAATGTAAAGCTTGATTTAGGCATCTTAGACAGTCAACAGGACGATTTACTTAACATGTTGCTAAAACGCGTTACAGACCATTTTAAAGCTAAATATGGTGCTGTCGAAATAGACAGCGCTTTTAGTTTTGTTTTAGAAGATTGTTTAATTGCTAGATTTAACCGTAGAGGTGCCGAGAGGGCAAAAAGCGAGAGTGTGGAAGGTCATACGACAACATACTACGACTTTTTGGATGAGTTTGAACCTTACGATGCCATGATTATGGCAAAGCTTAATTTAATCAAAGACAAATCTCGTAAAGGGGGACTGTACTTTTTATGAGATATGCAGATAGAGTTACATTTGTTAAAACGACGGATGAGCAATACAATCCCGATTTAGGTGAGTATACGCACACAGAGGTCATAAGTATCACAAAACCTTGTTTTGTGATGGACATGGGCATGGAAAAGTCCGTACAGATTTTTGGAGATTATCAAAAGGATCGTAAAGTTATCTACCTAAAGCAGCCTTATACAAAAGCATTTGATTATTGCGAGTATGAGGGCAGGAGATACAAAGCGCAGGCAAATAAGCTTGGCGCTATTGTTTTTTATCTGGAAGGAGATGACTCTATTGGTGGCTGATATATCTTTAAAAGTAGTTGGAACAGCTGGTTTAAAAAAGAAACTTGAGCTTATTATCAAAAAAGATGCCGTCAAGAAGATTGTCAGAGACAATGGGACGCAGCTTCAAAGGAAAATGATTAATAAAGCGGTATTTACAAAAGGCTATTCAACAGGTGCAACTAGACGTTCTATTACCATGCAAATCGGCGATGGTGGATTGAGTGTCAAGGTTAAACCAGGAACTCATTATGCCGGCTACCTTGAAAGAGGAACTCGCCTTATGAGCAAACAACCGTTTGTTTTGCCAGCTCTAAAAGAGCAAAAAGTAAAATTTAGAAAGGATTTGGAGGCGCTTGTCAAATGATTAAAACTAGAGATCAGTCTATTTTTGATGAAATGTTTAAACGTATCCAGTCTTTAGGCTTTACAGTTTACGATTATAAACCGATGACTGAAGTTCCATATCCATTTGTGGAAATGGAATCTACTGATGCGGAGTATATTCCAAATAAAGATGACATTAAAGGTTCTGTTGAACTTATGTTGTCTGTTTGGGGATTGCAGAAAAAACGGAAGCAGGTGTCTGACATGGCATCTGCTATTTTTTCGCAAGCTTTGGCAGTGGAGAGTTCTGACAGTTTTAACTGGTCGTTTAATAGCCGTCAGTCGTCTGTTCAGATTTTGGACGATACAACAACTGTGACACCTCTTAAACGAGCGATTGTCACACTTAGATTTAATTTGAGATAGGAGGTAGTAATGCCAGAACCTAGCAAAGAAATAAAAAAAGGAGGAGAAAGAAGTAATGTCAGAAGCACAAGAACAAACAAAACAATTAGAAGCAAAACAAGGGATTCACTCAATCTTGTTATTTCGTTTGTTGAAAGAAGCGGAAAAACAAGAAGCAACTAAACTTGCTTTTCAAACCGAGCACGAAGTTGGGAAGAGCCGTGACGTAGATGGACAAAAAACTAAAGATGGTATTATCCAGTCCGTGGGGGCTTTGGAATACGACTTTAAAGCAACATCTATTTTAGCTAAAGGTGACGTACTAGCAGCTAAACTAGAAAAAGCCATGGAGGATGGTGATCTTGTAGAAATTTGGGATATTGATTCAGAAGAAGCAATCAAAAACGGCAGCAGTAAGCTTGCAAGCGTTTGGGGTATTAATAATGGAACAAACGGAGAAAACAATAAATACCTAGCGACTTATTACCAAGGTTACATTTCAAGCTTCAGCGCTAAGAAAAACGCAGAAGAAAATATTGTAATTGAAATGGAGTTTGCCATCAATGGTGTTGGTAAAAAAGGACTCGCTACATTAACAAATGACCAAAAAAAAGCTGTACAGTACGCATTTAAAGATACAACCAGCGAAACCAAAAAAGAAAACAGCTTTGAAATGTAACGGTTAGGTTGGATTTAGTATCCAACCTTTTATTGTTAAAGGAGAAAGAATAATGCAATTGGAAATTAAAGGAAAAACTCATAACGTAAAATTTGGCACACGATTTGTTGCTGAAATGGATAAAGCTCATGTTACAGAACGTGAGGGGATGAAATTTGGTACTGGTTTACAATCAACGGTTCCGTTTTTGTTTGAACGTAATGTTGTGACACTTGCCGAAATCATTCATGTTGGAACCATTACAGAATCACCTCGTCCAAGCTTGAACGACATTTATGACTACATTGATGAGGTCGAAGATATCGAAAAACTTTTCAATGATGTTCTAGACGAGTTACGTCAGTCAAACGCTTCAAAGTTATTTATGGCTCGAGTAGAGAAAAATCTAGCAGAGGTAGCAGCCGAAGCCTAAAAGAACCCAATAAACATTATTCTTCTCAAGAAAGCTTTGAGATGATTGTGCTTAATTGTATTAGATATCTCGGCATGACTAACATCAATGAAATCGGGCGATTAACTTTGTATGAATATGATTTATTAATGACAGGCAAAGCACTAGCGGCTGTTGATGAATCACATAAAGCTCACAAACAAGCTTGGATAAACCACCAAGTTACGGCAACAAAGCTTGTTGGTGGCAAGAAAAATAAAAAAGAAGTCCCTGTTTATAAAAAATTCAAGGACTTTTTTGATTATGAGGAAGAAATCCGAAAAATCACTCAAGAAATTGATGAAGGTTACGACAAGAAAGGTATGGATTTACTTCTCAAAGCTAACCTTTAAGGAAAGGAGGTTAAATGGGAGAATCTTATTCTGTTGAAGCGGTTTTGACAGCTGTTGATAAAACCTTTGGCAAAACATTACAATCGGCAATCCGTTCAATCGAAGGCTTGGAAAAGCGTTCAACCGGTTTTTCATCGGTGTCTCAAAAAGCTAGTTCCATGTTTAAATCCATGTTAGGAGCGAATTTAGCTGGACAAGCTATCTCGGCAATGACAAGGACAGTGTCATCAGGCCTTGGCTCTATGCTTGGCGAGATGAATAGTTCAGCGAAAGCGTGGAAAACTTTTGACGCCAATTTAGCGGACATTGGGTTTGGAAAAAAACAAATTTTGGCAGCTAAAACGGCGATGCAAGACTATGCAACTAAAACAATCTACTCGGCATCAGATATGGCTAGCACGTATGCACAGTTAGCAGCGGTTGGCGTGAAAGATACCGGAAAGCTCGTAAAAGCTTTTGGCGGTTTAGCTGCATCTGCTGAAAATCCGAAGCAGGCCATGAAGTCTATCAGTCAACAAATGACGCAAGCAGTAGGAAGACCAACAGTTGCATGGCAAGACTTTAGGATAATGCTGGAACAGGCGCCTGCAGGGATGGCTAAAGTCGCTAAATCTATGGGTAAAAATCTTGATGAACTCGTCGCCGATATTCAGGCGGGTAGGGTTAAAACCAGCGATTTTTTGGAAGCGGTAAAAAAAGCAGGCAATGATAAGAGTTTCCAAAAGATGGCAACTGAGTTCAAAACTGTCGACCAAGCCATCGACGGTATGCGAGAAGGCTTATCCAACAAATTGCAACCAGCGTTTGAAAAAGTGAACCAATTTGGAATTAGAGCGATCGAAGCAATCGGTAAACAACTCGATAAAGTTGATTTTTCTAAGTTTGCTAGTAATCTTGGGAAATTCCTTGAAGGAATTAATATCGATAAAATTGTATCTAATATTTCATCGGCGATTTCATCTGTCACTTCAAAGGTTAAAGAATTTTGGGACGGTTTCAAACAAACTGGAGCAATTAGTGCTTTTTCAGGAGCTTTGCAGAGCGTTTGGGGAGCTTTAAAAAATGTCGCTAGCGCCATGAGCGGAGGGAATTGGAAGACTTTTGGAGCAACAGTTGGAGGGATTGTTAAACACGTCTCTAACTTCGCTAAAGCTGTTTCCGATGTTTTAGGAAAGATGGACCCTGGCAGACTAAGAAGTTGGATAGCTACCTTCGCCGCAGTAGCTGGAGGTTTTAAATTATTCGAAAAATTAACGGGACAAAGCGTCATTGGTTCTTTTTTGGATAAAATTGGCAGCAAATTTGGCCTCTTTGGAAACAAAGCCAAAGAAGGAACAGACAAAGCCTCTAACGGCGCTAGAAGAAGCGGTGGCATTATTAGCCAAATCTTCAGCGGCTTGGGTAATATCGTTAAGTCTGCTGGTACAGCCATATCAACAGCTGCAAAAGGTATCGGAGCTGGTATTAAAACTGCTTTGTCTGGAATCCCCCCTATCATTAGTTCTCTAGGAACCGCAATATCAACAGTTGCGCAAGGTATAGGCACTGGGCTAGCAATCGCATTTAAAGGCCTTGGTTCTGCTATTGCCATGGTGCCGCCTACCACATGGCTAGCTTTAGGAGCGGCAATTTTAATGGTTGGTGCTGCTTTTGCCTTGGCAGGAACTCAAGCTGATGGCATTAGTCAAATTTTAAGAACCGTTGGCGATGTTGTTGTGCAAATCTTACAACAGGTTGCTGATAGCCTAGCTACTTTAATCCCTATTATCGCAAGCGCCATCGGCTCTATATTACCAATTATAGCAGGTGCTATTTCTCAAATCGTTACAGCTGTTACAGCAGGGATTGCTACTGTTATAGGAGCCTTTACAGGTTTACTTGGAGGCGTTTCTGGGGTTATTAACTCTATTAGCGCTGTTATCCAATCGCTAACTGGTGTGATTACCGCAGTATTCAATGGCATAGCTACTGTTATTTCATCTGTCGGTTCGACTATCAAAGATGTATTGACGGGTCTAGGAACCGCTTTTGAAGGATTTGGAAATGGTGTAAAATCAGCTCTAGAAGGTGTTGGGGCAGTAATTGAATCGTTTGGTAGTGCAGTACGAAGCGTTCTAGATGGCGTTGCAAATATCCTTGATTCTATGGGGACTGCGGCACTTAATGCAGGTCGTGGCGTCAAAGAGATGGCTAAAGGTATTAAGATGCTTGTTGATTTATCCCTTGGAGATTTGGTTGCTACATTAGCAGCTGTGGCAAGCGGTCTAGGTAAGATGGCTAGCTCAGCTGGCGGAATGGCAATATTAGGTTCTGCTATGAGCAAGGTAGCCAATGGTATGACACGTCTAGCAACTGCTATAGGAGCACTAGTTGCTTCGATAGCTGGTTTATCAGCTGTACTTTCTGTTGTATCAGCAGGCTTTAGCCAAATAGGAGCTTCTGCGACAGCAGCTGTTGGTCAAATACAAGCTTTTGCTTCTAGCACAACAGTTGTTTCGTCAGCATTTGCTAGCATGCAATCTATGATTCAATCTGCTATGGCTGCAATAGTAAGCAGCATCATAACATCATTTAATCAAGCGGCCTCTCAAATGCAATCAATCTTATCTCGAATGTTATCTCAGGCTAGGACATTTGGGTCTCAACTAGAGCAACAAATGAGGCAATCGGGACAGCGTTCAGGACAAAATCTTGCTCAGGGGCTATCTTCTCAACGAAGTGCTGTTATTAATGCTATTTCTAGCATGGTTAATGCCGCGGTATCAAGAGCAAATGCAGGCGCTGGTCCTATGCGTCAAGCTGGAGCGTACATCGGACAAGGGCTTGCGCAAGGAATGTATTCAGCGCTAGGAGCTGTAACAGCTGCAGCAAACGCCCTTGTAGCACAAGCCGAGAGAGCAGCAAGGGCTAAAGCGATGATTCATTCACCATCTCGTCTGTTTGCAAAACGAGTTGGTCAATATATCCCGCAAGGGGTGGCTATGGGTATCGACAAAAACGCTGATGTCGTTGACGACTCTGTTGGCGGGTTATTTGATAGCGTCAATAGTTTTGATTTTAATATCGCAGATAGACTAGCTAGCATTGGAGCTAAATTCCAAGGCGTTGTCAAATCAGAAAGTTCGCAATCGTTATCGCAGCAACAAGAGTTTGTACATACAGCTCAACCAGCGTATATAAACTTTAGTTTAGGCGGAAACGAATACGAAGCATTTGTAAGTGACATCACTAGTCGACAAGCAAAAATTGAAAAAATCAGATTGAAGAGAAGTAGCTGGTAGTTGCTTCTCTTTGGTTTTTAGGGGAGGTAGAATGTACGAATTTAACGATACTATCAGAGGTACTCCAAAGGAATACTTTAGTATAAAAACGACTATTGACGGTAAAGTCTTAGAAGATGAACTCAATAAGGATTTCGGTACTTTTCGAACTTTAACCGTTTCAGGCCGTGATATTGTCGATTTAGAGCATCAAACAACAAGTGTGTTAGGGCGAAACGGAGAGTATTTTCACAATGCCACAGTAGAAGTCAGAAAACTAGAAATAAAAGCTAAAATCACTGGAAAAGATAACCGGTCTATGCGTTTGCAGTATGAAAAACTCAATAGCTTAATCGTTAAGCAAAAACAAGTATTTTTGTCTTTTTCGGACGAACCGGACAGGCATTACTTAGGCATTTTTAAGTCTAAAGATGTCCCAGAAGAGGTGTCCAACGAACAGATTATTAATATAGTGTTTGTCTGTTATGACCCGTTTAAGATGTCAGACGTCAAAACAATAAAAGGGAATGTCATCCAAAATAATGGACTGTTTGTTACAAAGCCAATTATAACGCTTAATTTGTCATCTGGAGGCAAGGAAATCATGCTATTGCATGTCGAAAGTCAAAAGTATATCAGATTGACTGAGACTTATACCACTGACGAAATCAAGGTTGATATGTCAACGGGTAAGATTACCCAGAACGGCCGTAATATTCTTAGTGACTTAGATATGGTTAACAGTCGCTATTTTGAGCTACTACCTGGTAAAAATACTTTGCAGTGTGACAATGCGATCATTACGGCTGAGTTTAGGGAGGTTTATCTATGATTTATCTCTTTGATAAGCTGGAGCAATTAATTGCTACCGTTGGCGCTGATGGCTTACTCTCGTGGCATTTTAAGGTTAAAAACAATGACTGGGACCAAGCTAGTTTTGAAGTGCCAATTGACTATGATATTGAGCCTTTTGTTTACTTCGGATTTTTCCATAAAGTCCCAGACGAGGAAAGAGAGGTCTTCAAGCTCTTTAAAGTCATTGATTACAACCTAGAAGATAGCAAGTTTTACAAAGGCTTAGACAAAGCAGAGAGTGACCTTGACACCATCGCCATTATCAAAGACAAGCGGTTTAGGCAATCGTCCGCAGATGCTTGTATCGATGGTGCGTTAAAGGATACGGGTTACCAGGTTGGCAAAGTTGAGGGAATAACTGATGTTAGAACACTTAGCTATTACTACATCAGTCCACGAGCGGCTCTGATTAAGGTTGTGGAAGCTTTTAACTGCGAGTTCAATGTCAGGTATACCTTTATTAATAACAAAATCACTAGTCGTCATATCGACCTCAAAAAGCGCTTCGGGAAGCCGACAGGCAAGCAATTTGAACATGGCAACAATCTGCTAAAAGTCGTCTACGAGGAATCAACAGATGACATTGTGACCTGCTTGATCGGACGAGGAAAGGGCGAGGAAATCCAACACGAGGTGCCAGAGACCAAAGAGGCCGAAGGACACTTGCCACAGGAAGAAAAGCGTCAAGGTTATGGCCGAAGAATTGAATTTACTGACATTGTTTGGTCAGTTAAAAAAGGCGACCCGATAGACAAACCAGCTGGTCAAAACTTTGTAGCATTAGATAGTGCCAAGGAAGAATACGGATTGTCTCAAAATGGTGAGCTAAAACCCCGTTGGGGTGTCTTTGTCAATGAGGAAATCGAAGATAAGACAGAACTCTTAAAAGCCACATGGGATGAATTGCAGCGCTTATCAATCCCCATTAGGATTTACAAAGCAGAAATTTTAGACATTGGCCCAGAGACGTGGAAAGGCGACTCGGTAGCCATTATCTATGATGAGGTAAAGATAGCTTTTGAAACTCGTGTTGATGAGATTGATATTGATAAGCTTAATTTTAACAGGTCAGTCGTAACTCTTGGGGATTACAGCGTCGTCCAAAATCGTGAAGCAATGTCACGCAAAGAGGCTGTCCAAAACATGATAGATGAGTCTTTAGAGACCATCACAGGCCTTGGTGTAAACTTTCAGGAATTTTTGCAAGACATCGAAAAACGCATCGAGACTGGCAAAAAGGAGATGGAAGACAATTGGCGCAAAGTTAACCTTGAATTTGATAATTTTAAAAAGAAGGTTGAGCAAGAAGGCTTGCAATTCAACACCTTAAAAGAACAAATCAAAGAAGTTGATGAACGCACTGACAAAGAACTCGATGAATTTCGTGAAACCCTCAAAAACCTAGCTTTGCCAGAGGAAGCCATTAAAAAAATCACAGATGCTATCAAGGTCGATGACATCCCATCGATTAAACAGTCGTTTGATGACTTAAAAAACAAGGTTAGCGAGACTAGCGAGACATCCCGTCTAAACGCCGAAATCATAGGGACAGATGGTAAGACTCGTTACAACAAAAACCTCTTGGTTGGCGACCCTAACCGTGTAAAAACCTATGGCCAAGACTATATCGAGGTAGAAGCTAATGATGGCGGCTTTAAGCGTGGCGAGACCTACACGATTAGCTTTAGCCAGACTTGCGAGCTGCTCCAAAAAGTGGCTATCACGCTGACCCAAGCTAATAATAAGGGAGTTAAACTGGTACTGACACCTACTAAGGCAAAAATGAAGTCTGAGACTTTTACTCTAATTAAGGACACAGAGGTCATCAACGTCTATCCTTTGAGCTACTCAGCTACTTTAAGCGGTACTTGGTATAAATCTAAGCAAATAGATTTAAATGCATCAGAGGTGCAAAATATGGCTCTAGAGATGTCTTATAAAGAGGTTGTGGATGGTAAGGATGCCGCAATCACAGGGACATGGTCAGACAGCCCACAAATAATTTTAGATGGAGGTAAAAAATGACAGAAACTATACCGCTACGAGTCCAATTTAAGCGGATGACTGCCAAAGAATGGGCTAGCAGTGCTGTCATCTTACTTGAGGGTGAGATAGGCTTTGAGACCGACACAGGATATGCTAAGTTTGGTGATGGTAAAAGCCGATTTAGTGAGCTTAAGTACCTTAATAAACCAGATCTAGGTGCGTTTGCACAAAAAGAAGAAACTAATAGTAAAATCACCAAATTAGAATCAAGCAAAGCAGATAAAAACGCTGTTTACTTAAAAGCAGAGTCCAAAATAGAGCTAGACAAAAAATTGAGTTTGACAGGTGGCATAGTGACAGGACAACTACAGTTTAAACCTAACAGTGGTATTAAACCCTCATCTTCCGTAGGAGGAGCGATTAACATTGATATGTCTAAATCGGAAGGTGCTGGTGTTGTTGTCTATTCTAACAATGATACTGGTGATGGGCCGTTAATGAGCTTGCGGACGGGTAAAGAGACCTTCAATAAATCGGCGCTTTTTGTCGATTATAAGGGAACAACAAATGCCGTTAATATTGCGATGCGCCAGCCAAGCACACCTAATTTTTCCTCTGCGCTTAATATTACTAGCGGCAATGAAAATGGTAGTGCGATGCAAATTAGAGGCGTTGAAAAAGCATTGGGAACGCTCAAAATCACACACGAAAACCCAAACGTTGAGGCAAATTACGATGAAAACGCTGCAGCGTTATCTATTGATATCGTTAAAAAACAGAAAGGCGGAAAAGGTACTGCTGCTCAAGGAATCTACATTAACTCAACCTCAGGAACGACAGGGAAGTTGCTTAGGATTAGAAATCTTGGTGATGATAAGTTCTACGTCAAGCATGACGGTGGTTTTTATGCCAAGAAAACTTCGCAGATTGATGGCAACCTGAAACTCAAGAATCCCACAGCGGATGATCATGCGGCAACTAAAGCTTATGTTGATAGTGAAGTCAAAAAATTAAAAGCACTCTTAATGGATAAGCAAGTGTAAAGAGGAGGAGATATGAGTAGAGATCCAACGTTGACATTAGACGAGTCAAATCTCGTTATTGGTAAGGATGGACGTTTGCATTATACATTTACTGCACAAGATGATAACCAAAAAGTCAGACTAGCCAGCAACTGTCTAGGGACAGCTCACTTTAATCAAGTCATGATTGAGCGAGGGAATCAAGCCACTAGCTATGTTGCTCCTGTTGTCGTTGAGGGTAGTGGTAAGTCAACAGGCGTCTTTAAAAGCCTTGAGGAGATGCTTAGAAGCTTGAGATCTATTAATTTAGAGCTGACAGACACCAAAGACTCTAAGCTTTGGTCAAAAATCAAGTTGACTAACCGTGGCATGTTGCAGGAGTACTATGACGGTAAGATCAAGACTGAGATAGTCAACTCCGCACAAGGTGTGGCTACTCGTATCACAGAGGAGACTGGCAAAAAGCTAGCACTTATCAATGAGTCTATCAACGGTATAAGGCGAGAGTATCAAAACGCTGATAAAAAGCTATCAGCTAGCTATCAGCTGGGCATAGATGGTCTCAAAGCCACCATGCGTAGTGATAAAATCGGCTTACAAGCTGAGATACAAACAACCGCTCAAGGCTTGTATCAAAGGTATGATAACGAGATACGCAAGCTGTCCGCTAAAATAACCACTACCTCGTCAGGCACTACAGAGGCCTATGAAAGCAAGCTCGATGGCTTACGAGCTGAGTTTACTCGTAGTAATCAAGGTATGCGTGTAGAGCTGGAGTCAAAAATCAGTGGGTTGCAATCAACGCAACAAGCAACTGCCAGGCAAATCTCACAAGAGATAAGTAACCGTGAAGGTGCTGTCAGTCGTGTACAACAGGGCCTAGACAGTTACCAACGACGATTACAGTCCGCAGAGGGTAATTACAACAGTTTGAGAGAGACTGTAGCGGGTTATGAGCGCAGGATATCCAATCAGGATAACACTATCTCCTCTAACTTTACACAGCTAAAAAGCTTGATAAATCAGTCTGTGACCTTAGGAAAAATTCAGTCCCTCTTGCGGCAATCTGGCGACAGTATCATGCTTGCGATTAAAGACAAAATTCCGCAAAGTAAAATGTCTGGCAGCGATATTATCTCAGCGATTAACTTGAATTCCCGCGGTGTGCAAATAGCTGGTAAAAACATCGCTCTTGATGGCAATACGACGGTTAATGGAGCTTTTGGGGCTAAGTTAGGGGAGTTTATCAAGCTAAGAGCCGACCAGATTATCGGTGGGACAATCGATGCAAACAAAATCAATGTGATTAATCTCAAAGCTAGCAGTATTGTTGGTTTAGATGCCAATTTTATCAAGGCAAGAATTAGCTATGCTATCACTGATTTGCTTGAGGGTAAAGTTATTAAGGCTCGTAATGGTGCGATGACAATAGACTTGCAAAGCGGTCAAATCAACCATTACACAAATGAGTCAGCCATGAGACGTATCGATAGCAGTACAGCTAGTCAGTTTATAAAGATGACAAAGTCAGGCTTTATATCTGAGATAGGTAACATGCAAGCTGCAATGACGGTTATAGGCTCTAATAGCGATGGGTCAGAAAACCATGAAAATAAAACCTTCGGAGGCATAAGAATTTGGAACGGGAAGTCATCTTATCAATCGACAAGTTTTGTTGAATTAGTTGGTAACCGTGTAGCAATCTATGGAAATAAAAATCGTAGTCCATGGCTCTTTGACTCAACAACGTCAGGATATGCTTACCTTATCCCTCAAAATGACAGAGGTATAAAGCATGTCATAGGGAGAGCTGATCGTAAGATAGACCAAATCCACGTTGGAGATATCTATGTGCAAGGCGAACGTGTAGCCATGATGTTAAAAGATTTAGCACTTAAAATTGGCTATATAGGTACAGGTGGTTGGGCTAACCGCATAGGATAAATTAGGAGAAACAATGCAAGAAAAATTATTAGGTAAAATTATTAACGATTTAGCACTTAAAGTTGCTAATTTAACGCTAGAAAATGCTCAATTAAAAGCACAGCATGAAATCGAATTGGAAGAACTAAACGCACAATTGGATGAAGCAACAGCACCGAAGGAAGAAGGTAAATAAACATGAGAAATTGGAAAGTGACAGGAAAATACCCACAATTTGACAGCACAGGAGCAGTCGCAAGCACACATATTATTATCACTGCTGAGGATGGCTCAGTCATCTCTCAACCAATCAAGCAGGACTTAACCTCAACTAATGACACAGAGATTATCAAAGCTACTTTGGAAGAATTTAAAAAATCTGAATACGTCGAAATCGCTATGGGCGAAGCCGTGCAAAAAGTGGATGACTTAGAAAAAATCTCACAGGAAACTGCTAATACTGCCAAGACTGCTCAAACAGCTGCAGGATTAGCTAAGGTGTCCGCAGAGCGTACACAGCGAATGATTAACTTGCAAACCATCCACATGTTAACGAGCGGCGGCAAGATTGATCCTGACATTTATAAAGGCATGCTTGAGCTAATCGAGCCAGCCAAAAAAGGTGAGTATCAAGCCTATGATGTCTTTACGGTGGTCGACAGTACTAAAGAGGAAGACGGTGAAGCAGGCGAAGGGAACCTAGTCTTTGTACACGTTAATGAAGCATTTGAGTATGACAAACAAACCTTAGAGGAGCTAGAGTCAGAAGCCAAAGTAACAGTTATCAAGTACGCTGATTTGGTTAAACAAGATTAGAGGTGGTTTATGGCAACAGAGTTGATATTTGGCGTCGGTGGCTTTATTTTAGCTATCGTCACGACTTACAATATTTTTAATGCAAAATCCATCAAGCATGCGACAGATATTACTTTGTTGCAATCTGAGGTAGAGCATTTAAAAATTGTTACACGCCAAAATGCTCGGCGGCTTGAAGAGCACGCTGAGCAAAATAAAACGTTGATTACAATGACAGAGCAAATTAAAAATTTAACAGATGATGTTAAAGATTTAAAAGATATGATGAGAGGAGAAATCAAATGATCAATTTAAAATTACGACTACAAAACAAAGTAACCTTGATGGCTATTTTGGGAGCTATCTTTTTGTTAGCGCAACAATTAGGTATTAAACTACCATCAAACATCGCGGATATTGCCAACACAGCTGTAACGCTTTTGGTATTGCTCGGTGTTGTCACAGATCCAACCACAAAAGGCCTGTCAGACAGTGAGCAAGCATTGACTTACCACGAACCAAAACAATAGGAGGAGCCATGCGAGCAATCACACGATTAGCATTAGTTATAGCAATCGCAATACTGTATGTGCCGATATCTGTTGTTGCTCTGATCTTTTATCCATTTTTAGATAAGGAGGACAGATGACCTTTTTAGATAAAATTAAACAAGGCTGTTTAGATGGCTGGACAACGTACAAAATCTTGCCATCCTTGACCGCAGCACAAGCTATCTTAGAGAGCGGGTGGGGCAAACATGCCCCACACAACGCTCTGTTTGGTATTAAGGCAGATAGCTCTTGGACTGGTAAATCATTTGATACCAAAACCCAAGAGGAATATCAAGCAGGTGTTGTCACGGATATTGTGGACCGATTTAGGGCGTATGATAGTTGGACTGACAGCATTATTGATCACGGTAAATTTTTAAACGATAATCCACGGTATCAGGCTGTGATTGGTGAGACTGATTACAAAAAAGCTTGTCACGCTATAAAAGATGCAGGTTATGCCACAGCTAGCGGTTATGCAGAGTTGCTTATCCAACTAATCGAGGAAAATGACCTTCAGGAATGGGATGAAGAGGCTATTGTCAGAAAGGAGAAGCAAATGATTAGTTCTCAATGTCGAGAAGTCATTGAATTTTTTATTAACTTGGTAAATGCTGGGGTTGGCGTGGATAAAGATGGTTTTGCGGGCTGGCAATGCACAGATGTGCCTTGTTATGCAGCAAAGCACTGGTTTGGTGTTGATCTTTGGGGAAATGCGATTGACTTACTAGATAGCGCTGCTGCCGTAGGTTGGGAAGTCCACCGCATGCCGACAGATGCAAATCCACAGACTGGAGCATTTTTTGTCCAATCAGTGCCATATCATCAATTTGGTCACACAGGAGTTGTCATTGAGGATAGCGACGGTTATACCATGCGAACTATCGAGCAAAACATTGATGGCAATCCTGATGCTTTATATGTCGGTGCACCAGCTCGTTTTAATACTCGTGATTTTACCGGCGTGACAGGATGGTTTTACCCTCCTTACCAAGGAGATATTGTCACGCAACCAGTCAGCACCGAGCCACAAACGTCTGACACTATCGTAGAGACAGCAAAAACAGGTACTTTTACGCTTGATGTCGCAGAAATCAATATCAGACGTTGGCCAAGTTTAACTAGCGAGGTAGTAGGTAGCTATAAACAAGGTGATACTATCAGCTTTGATAGTGAGGGTTACGCCAATGGTTACTACTGGATTAGCTACGTTGGCGGCTCGGGTATGCGAAACTACACGGCTATTGGGATAACTGACAAAGACGGTAACATTATCAGCCTTTGGGGCAAATTAAATTAGGAGATAAAGCTCCTTTAGATAAGACAAAACCGCTCTCTTAATCGAGGGCGGTTTTTTGTGTTTAAGTAATTATTTTTTTAATTTTTTTCTTTCATTTTCAATTTCTATTTCTCGTTTTATTAACCTATGAAGGAGGAATGGAAGTAGTGCTAAAATAGAACAACCTGTAAGAAATATTGCACTTACTTTGTCAGAACGATTAGTTGATAAAATGGTCGATAAATTATTTGATAGACTATTTGTCAAAATAGAAGCAAAATATAATGAATTGAAAGCCAGTAAAATAGTATTCTTCCATCTATCTACAGTTAGCTTTTTATATTCTTCCTGCAAACCATCATATGTTTTAATAAGTTCAAAAGCGGAAACAATTATCCCATTAAAAAAAAATACTCATTAAAAGAACGATAAGTTCATTGTCATAATTAACAATATAAATTGGTATCACAGCTAAAGCCATTCCAACAATAACACTAAGTAACGATGCTTTTTTGGACCTTTTCATAAAATCACCCTTTTTTTTCAATCTACTATACATATTACTCGATTCAATCATCCTCAACAAAGGCCGTTAAAACAGACTAATTTCTCAAAGTCCTATTTAAGGGACTTTCTAAATAGACGTTGTTTTTTTAAAAAATAGCACAGATAGTAGCCTATACTAATTTTTCTTCAAAATTTAACTTTATACAAATTACCCCAAATATTAAATAAATAATCTAACATTTGGGATAATGTTCACAATCTAGATATTTTTATTAAGTATAAGTTTATGTTAAGCCGCTTCTTCAAACTCTTCGGTTTCTAAATTACTATCTTCTTCGTTTTGAGTTGAATCTAGCATCATTCCTGTTTGGTAATCCAATTCAGCTAAAGGAGATACGTTATCTAATGTAACTGATGTTACTCCAAAGTTGTCTACACTTTCTTTTTCACTACCTAACTTAATTTGAAGTAGATCTCCATTTTCATCAATTCCAACATACTGTAGAACTACTTGGCGAGGAACTAACTCATTTTTATGATAAACAGGAGTAACTTTATAGTCTAGCCAGAAGTTAGGGTGTAGAGCTAACCAGCTATCTAATCTATTTTCATAATAGAGCATTCCTAAAGGATTTTTGTCACTAAAGCCAGTATTAAGATATTTTGTCATTGTAACTAGGTTTTTAGGCTCGTCATTTAAGCCGCTAAATTGGTAACCAACTAAATGGCCACGGTCCATTAACCAAGTTGTTTTTCCATTAGCGTCAGTCAATTTGTAATTATGCCAGCCAGGAGGATTGAATTTAAGTCCTTTTCGTTTAATATTAGGCTCATCTTGATCTTTTAGCTGGATGTGTGCGAAGGTTGGCCTTTGCAGATTGTCAAGATCGCCCAAAACTAATTGGTAGCTACCAGTGAATGGTAAGATTCCTGGTGTCTCAGTCGCCTTCGTTCCTAACAAAATTTCCGTGGTATCAGGGAAATTTCTAATTTTTCTGGCTGCCGTAACAGTACTTGTGGTAAAAGTGGTGAGAATAGCTATTAAAATAACAACTAAACCTTGCCAAGTACGACGATTTGATTTAGACATATCCATGTCCTCCTTTTATTATTTACAGGTTAATTATATCACTTTAAATTAAAAAAACTTAAAATTAATAAAATTAATTTATCAATAATATTACGCTAAAATTTCTTTTTATTTAATATTCGCTAACAATCAATATTTTAGTTTGTAACAAAAAAGATGTTAATTAAATTTAAACGACCTTTAAATTTAATTATATTATTTCCTGTAAAATACGAATAAATAAGTAGGAGGGTAAAAATGCTAACATACGACGAGTTTAAACAAGCGATTGACCGTGGATATATCACAGGAGACACAGTTATGATCGTGCGTAAAAACGGACAGATTTTTGATTATGTTTTGCCACATGAGAAAGTAAAAAATGGAGAAGTTGTGACCGAGGAGATAGTGGAAGAAGTGATGGTGGAATTAGACTATATCAAATGA